TAGCTCCTTCTTCTATACCTGCTAACTTATCCGTAATCTCTTGTTGTGCAAATATAATTTGGTCACTATTAGCATCAAGATCTGCTTCTGTTAAAACACTTCCATCTGAAAAATCTACTTTTTTAGCACTTATATCTGTATCTCTTTGAAACTTTATAGCAGCACCATTAGCAGGGGTGTTACCAGAAGTAAATGTAATAGTAGAACCACTTATTGTATAATGTGTACCTAATGTTTTAGTAACACCAGCAACAGTTACATCTATTTCGTTATCTGCTAAAAAAGAAAACGATATTGAAAAAGCATTAGTGCTACCATTTCCAGTATGTGTAGTTAGTGATGCTGCGGTGTTAGTAGCCATAATTACCTTCTAAAGAAATCAATAAATGTTCTGTTGTTTTTTATCAATCCATTATATTTTAACTGGTTGTCAAGTTTTTTCTTAATTGCTTCTTGTACAAAGGGTTCATCTTTATAATCTGCAAAAAATCTTGCTTTTCCTAATTTTTTAAAATCACTAATAATATCTGTAAGACCTTGTAAACCTATTGATGGATCACCCTGTAAAACTTTATTTCTTGTTTGTTCAAATGTACCTTCCATTCTTACTACCTTATTAGTTCTTCTATACTCTTCTAATTCTTCTAAATGTGCTTGTATAAAAGGTTGTTCTAAATATAACAATAACGCTTGCTTAACATTCATATCACCATATTTTTTAAATCCCTGTGAACCTTGTCTATGCGTAGATAAATTGATATATCTAATTAATTGATCGTATGTTGGTGAATCTAATTCAGCATCACCTGACATTAATTCACCATCTTGAACAACTTCAAATGCTTGCCTTGCATTAGGTGATGGTTTTTCTGGCACATAACCTAACAATTTAAATGCAGTAATCAATGGATCATTTCTACTTGTAGATGAAACTACAAAATTTAATAAGTTTAATCCTTTTTTATTTGCATAATTTGGTACTAATTCATTTGTTAAATATTCTCTTTCAAATGGAAACTTTTTCAAACCATCACTTCTTGTACCTTCACCTAAACCTGTTATATATTCATTAAATAATATTCTAAAGTTTTTTATAAAAGGTTTTTCATCATACCTTGATGCTATCATTTTTCTACTTCTTAATCTGTTAAATTCTTCTTCACTCATAACACCACTTGTTTTTTGCAATAGTTGTATATCTTTTTTAACGTCTTTTAAAACTCTTGGTGTCAATGATGTCAATAAGTTTCTTTGTACAAATGTTGGCATCCTTTTTGGATCAGTCACAAACTTAAACATATCTTGTATTCCGTATAGATTTGCTTTATTTAAACTTGATCGAACTCCATAATAAACAAGTGAGCTAAAAAATTCTCCAAATGTTTGCTCTGGCATCATGTGTGCCATTTCAAATAAGTTCATTTGATTTACAATTATTTGTGATACAGGATCTAATCTTTGTATTGAATAATAATCATATACAGGTTTACCATCTTCTCCTATTACTGGTTGTCCATCTTTTTCTTTTAATATTCCTATTGATTCATTTAATTCTTGTGACATTCTTTGTAATTTTAATTCATCCCTTTCTAATTTACTTCCAAAATAATTAGCACCAGTACCATTAAATAAAAACTTTGGTGGATTATCAGCGTCATTTTTATTAAATCCCATAAGGACTGAAACAAATGCAGGTAAAGCTAATATATTTCCTAAAAATAATTGTCCTCTTGCTTGTCTTGCTACTAATGGATCAACACTTCGTATTTCTTTCATTAATTCTGGCATTAATAAATTTATTATTGGTGTTCTTCTCCAAGCACGTTTTGTTATATTTACAGGTGATCTTACAAAAAACATAAATCTCTTTGCTAAAGGTGATGTTGATGTAAGTCGATTCATAGAATCAGCAAATTGACCAACAATATAACCATCCCTAAACATTGGTTCTGTAAATGTTTGTCTTTTTGCAAAATCCATTGCACTTTTGAAAGATTCTTCTAACTCTGTCAAATCACCAGTTTTTATAGCATTTTCTGTATGATCTAAAATTAATTCTTGTGTCATCTTTAATCTATCTTTTACAAAATCATTTAATTCTTCTCCTGTTTTACCAGCTAATAAACCATCCCTGTAAGCATGAAATTTAGTAGCACCATTTATTGCACCAGCTTGAAACATCCCATCCATTGTAGTCATAGTTTTACTACCTAGTCTTATAGAACCTTGTACTGCTTTACTATCTAACAAAGCTCCTACTGACAAACCTAATGGAGTTTCACTAAATTCTATATCAGAAAAGGGTAATTGACCTTTTAACATTTGACTACTAAATGCTCTTTCACTTACATTTTCTAATTTTGTATTTCTAGGATTTATTATATTCATATCATGTAACCACGATTGTTTTGCTACTTCTTGTACAAAATCATAATCATCAAATAAACCTGTAAATGCTGCAAGATTTTCATTAAACATTTGTCTATCACCTTTAAATAACTTCATAAGCATTACAGGATCAGCCATCATATCTGCACCAAAAAACAATGCTTCTAATGCGTTTGACGTAAAGTTTATTGTCATTGTTGTAGGATGCAACAAAAGCATATTGATACTTAAATCATTTAATGGATGCAAGATTTTATCATTAATAACGCTAGTTAATAATCCTCTTTCATATAATCTTTCTAGTTTTACAGGATGGCCTTCTGCTCTATTTAATACACCAAATAATCTATTAAGACGTTTATAATCACCTGTTTTCATTGCTTCTGTGTGTACTTTATATAATTGTTCTTGAAAATCACTAAAACGCTTACTGTAATTAGCTTGTGAAAATATAACCTCTTCTTTCATCTTTACTCGCAATGCAAATTTTTCTTTATTAGATAATTTTGACCATTCTTCTGGTGTAACTCCTATCGTGTCAAACTGCATAGCTTTTAGACCTTGACCTGTTTTACTACCTATAGGTACTGCTATTTCCAACCACTCGTCTAGTTCTTGCATATTATTTAGAACATTACTTATATTTGCATCAACAAAAGCAAAATCTTCATTTTTAATGGCCATTTTTAATTTTTTCGATAAAGCACTATTTTTATTTGCTATTAGTGTAATTTGTTCAGCAAGAGCATAATTCATTTCATCTAATGGTTCTATGTTTAATATCTCTGCTAATGCTTTACCTCTTGCTTTTAACTCTGGTGTATCTGCTAACAATGCCATAGCATTTTCTAAAGTATCTCTCATACTCTTAGATTTACCTAATATGCCATCACGTTTTAAAGCTTTCATTCTTCCTAATATGTAACTAAATTTTTCAAATTGTTTTCTTTGATGCGGTAAATTTACAAAATCATTTGTTTCCATACTTATATTCATTTTCTTTTTCTTTCCTCTTTTATATGTAATAAAATCAGATTTATTCATATCATCAAAATTTCTATATTCCAAAGGTAATTCACTTACTTTTGTTTGAAATCTATTACTATTAAAATCATTAAATATTTTTGTTGTAGAAGTATCACCAAATTTAGACCTTATATTTGCCATCATTTCTCTAAAAAATTCTTGTACCTCTTGACCTAATCTTTTCCAAGTACCTATCTCAGCATCAGGCAACCTTCCATTATAATCAAAAAATTCATCCACCATAGTTTCAGCAAAATATTCATCTATATTTAAATATCTATAATTTTCATTTGTATATTTATTAGCTTCAAAATATTTATCAGCTAATTTTTTAAATGTTTTAGTTTCATTAACTGTTTTAAATTTTCCTATTTCTTGCTCTTTGAGAATTTTTTTCTTTAAAGTTTCTGCTCTTCTTAATTTACCAAAATTAGATGTTTGTTCAAATAAATCATCTTGTACAACATCTAATAACATTTCATCTATATTTTTTGTTTTTATATATTCTTTTTTATTAGCATCAAAATTTTGTAAATATTGATTTCTTTTTTTTGCAAAGTCTTTTCTGAATCTATTTAAATCTTTATCAGGCAAAAATCTTGATAGTGTATGCCACATTTCATGTACATATGTACGACTAAAATCTCCTTCTTCAAATATTTTACTGTTAATTTCTACTAATTTATTTTCAAAATTAAACCTACCAGCAGCACCTATTTTGCTATTGAGACTAAAAGCAACATCATTTAATCTATCCCCTGCTAATTTATCAACAAAACCATTAAGTAAATCAACATCACCATCACTTAATCTTTGAAACCTTATTGGTGGTGTTTTTACAACATTGCCACTTTTTTTATCTATATATGTATATCCATCTTTAGGTGTATTTGGGATTCTATTTTTAAAATTCAAAAATTTCAATCTTTCTTTTAAATACTCTCTACCACGATTTCCTATAAGACCTTGCCCTGATTCTAATTTTGTTCTAAAAGGTATTGGTTTTTCTTCAAATTGTTTTATATCTAATAATTGCTTTAAGTTTTCTTCTGTTAAATTATTATTTTCATCTAATTGTGCGATTGCTTTACTAAATGGATTTACATCAGCTATATCTTCATCAGAAAGACTTTCTACCAGTATGTCATTTCTTTTATATAGTTCATCTAATTTTCCATTTAAATCAAGCTCATTCCACTTAACTTCATCTAAAAATTTATAACTAATATTAGGTGAGAATCCTCTTCTATTAGCAAAACCTTCTGTTATTCTAGCTAATAATAATGGATCTGATTTTATATTTTTTAACCTTTGTATAGTTCCATCTACTAAAAATTCACCTAGTTCTAATACTTCACCACCTGCATTTTTAAAACCTATCTTACCTGCACGATTTAATCCTCTTACACCTGAGTAACCGAATTGAAAAGGTAATGCTTCAGCTAATGCAACTTTTAATTTTGCTTGTATAAATCCTTCTTCTTTAGGATCTGTTGCTATTAAATATCTATAAAAACTTGTATCTAATTGTGGTACAGCATCTACTAATGGATCAAATGCTTGAAAGAAATTATCTTCTTCTGCATCAAGAAATAACATAGAAGCAGCAAAATCTTCTGCTGCACCAGTAACTCTGTTATATAAAAAATTTCTTAGATTTTGTAAATTATTACCTTTAATATTATATTTTACTGGTCGCACATCAAATTTACCCATACCTGTTAATGGATTTACACCACCACTTAATTTATTACCAACATTTCTAGTTAAATTTCCACCAACAATAAATCTAGTCATTATGCTTGTAGTCTTAAATATATTTTTATTACCATCTGTAGGATCTACATCTGTTAGTCTTTTTGTTATTGAATCTATATCAAACAACTCATATTCTTTATATGGCAACCCACCCATTTGTCTAAATAAATTTATACCTCCTTCATGTAATTCATTTAATGCCATAGGATATGAAGCAAGAAAACCTCTTACAACTTGACCAACAGCATTGTCTGCATTTTCTTCTGCTTGTTTTAATTGTAATCTTCTTGCCTTAAGTGCTTTTTCTTTGTTATTAGCTAATTTATTATTAAATTTAGTTTGGTAATTAGAAGGTAATAATTTTGATATTCCTTTATAAACTTTTTGATTAAATTGGTCATCATAATTTAGTTCATATTCTTTATATTTTGTTTCATAAAAATCTTCTTTTTCTGTATTATCGTCCATTTCTAATACATCATTACCATTATCTACAGTAAAAACACCTTTATCTAATTCATCTACAGCACTTAATAAAGTATCTTTATTTTGTTCATCTACTATATTAAGATCCTGATTTACAGGTAATTCATTATTACCATCATCTTGAAAAATGTTACTTGGTGTTTGTGTCATTACTTACCTGTAATTTGTTTACGAGCTAATTTTAATTTTGATTTTAATAATTCTAAATCTATATTAGCTTTGTTTCCAGCTTCGTCACCGTCATAATAACCTTTACCATTAGACATAGGGGCTGCTGCAAATTCTTGTGCTATATCAAGCAAAGCAGCATCTAAATCATCTGATTTACCAATAATATAATCTCTTGCATCTAACCTAATACTATTCATCATTCTTGCCCAGAATAATCTATCTTGTACATCAGCAGTAAATTTATCATCTAATGATAGACCAGCAGCTTTTATAGTTTCTTTCAAAGGTTCTAGTTGGAATTGGTAAGCACCTGCTGCATTATATTTATTACCTTTTAAATCTTCTATGACATCAGATAACCTAGTATTATCTAAACCTTCTATTACACCACCTTTATAATTTAGACGTTCACCATAATTTACAGCAGTATAATTATTAGATGATTCACCATCCCTTATGATTCTTGCAAAACCACCGTAATCTGTAAATTCACTTATTTCACTTGATTTAAAATCAAAAATACTATTTACTGGATTTTTTGGTATTTGCAATACTTGATCTATACTAATTAAAGATGGGTCTTTTATATTATTTAATTTAACTATATCTTCCACAGAAACATTATATCTTTCTGCTATTACTGATAAATTATCACCAGATTGTACTTTATATATTAATGGAGCATCTTCTAACGTACCTGCTGATAATGGTGTAGATCCAGTTAATAAATTAGCTATATTAGTACCTATATTATTTAACATACTTTTTGGCCTTTGTTCTTTCGGCAAGAAACCTTGGTCATTATTTTTTTTCTTCGTTCCTTGTACATCATCAGTAGTTTGTCTTAAAGATTTTGTATTAGTTTTTGCTTCTATCTCTTTAACATCAGCAGGGAAATAAGGCTCTTTAAATTTATCTTCTATTTTAAAATCTTTAAATAATTCTGCTGGTGGATTGATATTAGAATGTGAACCACTTCTAAATTTGTTATATAAATCTGTATTATTAAACTTATTAACTTTTATTGTTTTTATTGATCCATCCCTTGCAAAGAGTGTAACAGGTATATCTGTTGGGTATAAAATTCTAGTAATAGCAGCATCTATACTTTGTGCCCCATCACCCATTAAAATATTATCAAAATAATCTTGTACTTCTTGTGCTGTTTTAACATCACCTGTATCTCTCCATTTTTGAAATTGTAATTTTATATTTCTTCTTACTTTGTCTGCAATAACTGATGATTGTCTTAAATTTAAATTATATTTTTTATTAGTACCTCCTTCACCATACAATGCAAGAAAATTATCTACTTTAATATTTCCATCATCTTCTCTAAACAAATCAAATGTACCATAAATTTTATTATCTATTTCTTTAGAATAATATTTAAATCCACCTACTAATTGATTGTCAGGAATACTCTTAATATCTGAAACTATTTTTTCTATCATAGTGTTTTCAGTTTTAGTAATACGACTATAACCACCCATTTTTTCTACTAATAACAATAAATCTTGACCAGCTTGTGTTGGATCATCATCATATTCACCACTATTAATAGTTAATCTAAATTCCATTAATGATGCTTTTCTGTCTCCGTTATATAAATCTATAGCATCATCTATTATCTCTTTGAAATCAGGTATTTTTTGATATAGAGACTGTATTGCTTGTTGACCTTCTTCTGATAAAAATTTAAGTCTAGTAGGAGCAGCATTAGGTACAGTTGTTTGCTTTGCAAATAAATCATTTATTGTTTCATCAACAAAATTTTTTGCATCTTCTTCATCCCTTTCTTCTTTTGTTTCCCTAATCCTGTCATGTTCTTTTGCTATTTTTACTTTTAAAGCAAACATTTTTGTAGCAAAATCTTTATGTTGTAAAAGTGTATTTGTACCATTTCCATATTTAATATTTGCAGCCCATTTTATAAAATCTTTTGCTTCATCTTCTCCAAATTTTTGATTAATTTGTAATGCAACACTTTCAATATTTGCGATCATATTTTCATAATATTTTTTTTCTTTGCTTGATGTAATGCCAATACTATAATCTCTCTTTATTTTTTCGTTCATTTGTATATAACTATCTGCTAATGCTTTTAATTCTTCTTCATCTGACTCAAAACCTTGTATTCCATCAACAGATAAATCTGAATCTTTAGTCAAAGTCCAGCTTGTCAATAAGTTTTCATTCATATCACTTGTAATTAAATTAAAATTATATTCTTTAAAATTTTTATCATGCTGTATAGTTTTCTTTTCTATCGCAGTATTTACTTTATTTAAAAATTTTAATTGATCTTTTGGATCTAAACCTTCTGCTTCATATGAACCTAGTGCGTTTGCATCAGCTAAAAAATTTTTATATTCAGGCGAATTTGTAGGAAATTTCCACAATGGCTGTTTTGTTGTAACTTGTTGTTGATTTTCATCCAGTACTGGTACACCATCATCAAATAAAGGCACATCTACTAATGATGTTTCATAGAGAGTATTAACTTCTGTACCTATTCTATTGCCTAACAATGCTGCTCTACCTTCATTAAAAGCATCTTGTGCAAACACACTACCACCTATAAATCGTCTTGTTATACCTTCGTTTTTGTTTTTTCTTAATTCATCTACAACAGTTTTAAAACCACCTTCTCTTCTATTTTCTCTTACAGCTAAATTAAAACCTTTTAATTTTTCTTCTTCTATAGCTTTTTTAGTTTCTAAACCTACTAACTTTTGTAAAGCAGGATTTAATGTAGCAAGTGAATCAGCAATAACATCAAACCCTGATTTTTGCACTTCTACTTTTGAAGTTGGTTTTACAAACGTATCTCTCGCTTGTCCTACTACATTAAATTCAGTTCCTCTGTAAGAATTGGTCATGCTACAAGTGATGCGTATTGTGTTAAACCAGAGCCTAACGATTTTGTTATAGCTCCTAATAAAGTAGGTGCTTGATTAGCAGCATTTGTTGCTTGTGTTATTTGATCTTTAGCTGCATTTCTTCTTGTATCTCTTGTTGATATTACTGCATTTTTATCTCTTATAGCTTGTGCTGTTATGGTATCTGACTCTTGTAAAATACTTTCTGCAACATTTGCTCCCTGATTTTCAGCGTCTTGCAATAAAAGATTAATAGTATTACCAGCACGTTCAGCAGCAACAATAGCTCCTTTTGCTTGCAATGTTTGTATCTTTGCAGTCATTATTTGTTGTTTTTTTGATGCTAGTTTATCTTGCAATAATTCATTTATAGCTCTCTCTTGATCTGCTTTTGCTTGTTCTGCATTTGCAATAAGACGTAAAGAGCTATCGTATATACCTCTTACCTGTTGAAATATTGCATTTCTTTGTGATATTGCACTAAAAATATTTGTACCAAGATTTAATGCCTGACCTAACAAAAATGGTTTTGTAGCAGAACCTAATCCAAATAAACCTGTAGCACCAGTTAAAGGTGCTGAAAATGGACTAATTGCTAAAGGTGCAATAGTAGAAAGTCCTAATGATGGTAACGCTGCTGCTGCACCAAAACTTAATGCTGCTGGTGCTGCAAATGATATTGCTGGTGCTGCTAAAGCTGCTGCACTTGCACCAAATCCTAAAGCACTACCAGCACTAGCTGCTGCACCAAATCCTAAACCTGCACCTGCTGCTGCACCTGCACCTGCTCCCGCCCCTGCTAATAATCCAGCACCTAAACACATTACACGATCCTCATAAATTCATAAAATGGTTTTTCATGTAAACCATACTTTTTATGCAAATTTATAAAGTTAAAATCCATTGAACGCAACCATTTAATAGCAGTTTCATTTTCTGCATATACATAATTATAAAGGTAATCATATGTTTGTAAAAGACTATTAACCCACTCCTTACCTTTTCTTACAAGTTGTATCTTATATTTTTTTGATGCAAACAATTCTTCTGTTGCTACAAACCATATACAACCGTTAGCCATTACACCGCATAAACCCATAGGTTGATCTTCGTCACCTGCTGCTGTCATTGTAATTTCACTATTTATATATGTTAAAGCTAAAGCATCTTCTGGTTCACATCCGCATTGATAATAAGCTTCTATCTTGTCCATAGTTCTCATGTTTGCCATTACATGACGTAGATCTTTACTGTTAGATTTGCGTAAATATCCCAACTAAATCCTCCTACTACGCATATAAAACATAGCTTCATATTCTGCACTAGATAATTGTGTAGGCAAAAAAGTATCATTTTTTACATCTATATCCACTTTGTCAGCACGACTCATTATAGGAAATCTAAACGTACCAGACTCTAAATTAATCTGTCCTATAGCTGCACTAGCAGCACCTAAAAACTTACCTGTAAATTCATGTTCACTTGTATCTCTATTTTCTGGTGTTACTTGCACTTTGAAAAAACCAGTATCTTCAAACTTTATATAAAAATGATGCAGTTGTAATCTACCACTAATAATTTCACCAGAAGCTTGTCCACCTGCGGATTCTGTTAATCTTTGTTTGCTAAATCTATAGTGCATTTCATATGGTTCACCAATAATAAATTTACTATTTCTAAAATCACCATTGATAGTAATAGTATTTGTAGATCCATTTACAGAATTATTTGTAAGTAATACTTGCCCTGCTTTTAATTCTTTTGT